GGATACAGTCGATGCATCAACAAATGAATTATTCAAAATATATCTTTGATCGAGAGATCCATCATATTCAAATCTCCTTGTTAAAAAGGATCCCTGATAGACTTCAATATTGTCAAATGTTGCTACGCCGTCCACCAGCGGCACACTAATACTTTCTGGAATAGAGAAAGTATATGTTGTATCATTTGCCGTTCCTACGCACACCAAACCCCTCTGAAGGGTAAGTGTTGGGGTATCTTCTGTGGATGATACTGTAAACGATATTACTGCCCTTGCTGACGTTCTAGAGCGTGGCACATAACCAATGTTTCCAGCTAGAGATACTACGTTTTCCCGAAGAGTAGCAGAGTCTAAAAATGACTCGTTAACAATCATATTACTATTAAACGCAGTAATATAAGTGTTATATGCTAGAGTCTCGATCAATACGGAAAAGTTAGATCCTTCAAAATCAAAGTCAGTAAAATTCGAATTCGCACGAAGATAGTCTCTGATTGATTGCTTTATTTGATCGAAATCTAAGTTTGTAAATTTAGTAAACGGCATCTTATCTTGCTGCCTCTAATAGGAACGAATATTCTTGTGTTGGAATCCCTAGTCCAATAATATCAAAAATAACGGTAACATTGAATGTATTTTGATCCGGTAATGGATCAACTTCAACAATAACGTTATTAACTCTTGGCTCAAAATTTCGAATTGAAATCAAAATTTGATCTTGAATGACTGCAGCAGTACCAAAATCTAACAATTCAAATAGACTCTTCCTGATATCAGATCCCAATAAAGAATTGAAGAATTTTTCTGTTGGAATAGTCTGCACTATATTTCTTACAGATCTACGGATCGCGTTTTCATTTTTTAAAATCTGCAAATCCTTTGTAACGGGATGCGGAACAAAGGATAAACTGATGTCTTTAAATGCTCTTGATACCCTTTGTTCTGCCATTAGACTAGAGTTTTCTTGACTTTATTTATATTTAAATCCAAGGTGTCCCGTATCCGGGCTCCGTTCCATACTCCCAATCATCATAATCTTCGTCATTACGAATCTTTTCATGCAATTCGGATTGCTTTTTAAGATCATGCTTTGGAGCCCTGTCGTGCATTACCTCAGTTAATACTTTTGTACTGTCTAATGCACCATAATCAGAGGCGAGTTTCGAGGTTCCCCACATCTCCCTCATATATTCTACATTTCTATCGACTGGTGAATGACCCATTTCATCTCCTGATTTATTAAAATCAGAACTTTTAAAGGGGTTACTATCCCTTATTTGTATTTATTTTACCCAAAAACCTTTTCTTAGGTAATCTTCATCGGCAATAAATTGATACCCATCATATTTTACTTGAGCATCATCGTTCCATACTGGAATTGCCTCATTATTTCCAAATCTAAAATCGGGATTTCTACGAAAATGAACTTCTATAAGTTTATTATCTATAAATTCACAGTTAATCCATTCATAATCCCCAATTAAATTATTCAAAATGGAAGGAAATTCTATCTCACAATCAATTTTCTTCCACCTTGACCACTTATACAGTCTATCTTCAACTTCAAGATCCCTAGTACCCAAAACGGTTAAGTCTTGTTTTTTGTTATGATAGTCAATACTTATATGATTTCCTTTAAAGATTTCACACCAAAATTCGCTTGGATGAAATTTTTCCGTGTACTTATGTATGAATTCAATACGAGCAAATCGCCCCATGCCAAGTAAATTCATACAAGGACGGACAATATAAAAGTCGGGTTTGGGAACTGTGGTTCCAGTAGGACCACAAGTATAACCCAATACCCGACTAAGTATCAATTTATTATAAACCCATAGGTCATTCGGATGAATCTGATTCCATTCATTGTCATCCTCTAGATACATTACCCTATGCCCTTCCTTGACCGCGATACCTTTTCCTAGCCTTATTGCGAGAAGACGCGGCATATTTTGTTCCGCCCCCTGCTCCTTGACGAGACTTTTTGGGGGGTCCTGCAGAATAAGATGTCTTGTTATTCAATCCTTTAGCGGCCATTATAAAAACCTCCGTGTAATTTTAGTTTCCAAATCTTCAGGTCTTGGAGTACCTGTCTGATAAAACTGAATAGACAGGTCCTCCATCATATCGAAATACTCTTTCTCTGTCAAGTTCGTATGGAGTCTTTTTCCCTTACAATAAATGCTGTAAGATTTGTCATCCATCTCAGATAACTCTCGTCTTTTCGTGACCGACTCTAATACGAGGGTCGCACCAAATTTCGAATCCTGCTTCTTTTGCATCGAGACAGAACGATACATCTTCTCCACACATATCCTGAACCTCACCAGATTCAAAGACTTGCATCTTTGGAGCAAACCAAGGATACTTCATATCTGGATGCTCGAATACTCCGTGCTTAATCATGATCCATCCAAAACCTGCATAATCAACAGTGAACGGTTTCCGTCGCTTTGAGATTGTTTCCAGGGTTTCGTGATTCATGACACCACCATTATTGCGGAAGTCATCTTCCTCCATCCAGTGTGCTACGGAGGTTGTTCGCCCGTCTTCGGTGCAATACCATCCACTTGCAATATCTTTGTCTAACAAAACAAGTTGCAAGAATTTTTCGGTATTAAACATGATATCACTATCAATCCATAGTTGATAATCATATTTCAGTTTGCCATCCCAGGGAAGTTGATCCGGTCCTCGCAGTACATTTGCTCCAAGACACTTGCATCTTGCAAAGTTAACCATGGAGGAATAATCCTGCGAAATTTGGATGCTTGCCCCAGACTGCACAAGATCAAAACAGAGTTGTACGAAATTTTTGAGATATGTGTAAGAGACGCCGCGGCCCGGAAGACAGAATACAATCGCCTTTCCTTTAATCATCTCTCGTGCCAGATCGTAGTCCCATTCTGCAGTACTTTGGGACGGTGCTGGTGCTTTTGCTTTTACAGTGAATCCTTTAGCCATAATCGAGTGTAATTACTTCAGTATCATACAGTATTATCTATGAGAAGTCAACTGAGGTCAACTTCGGTGATTATAATAGTCTCTCCATCGACTTCCATGTTTACTGTGGTGCCCTCATACCACCCAAACTCGCTCAGGACCCACTCAGGAATATTAATATAATATTCTCCAGTTATTGGATCGACCTCTACGGACGTAAAATTTTCTGCGGGATTTTTTTTCATCTCTGTGTTTTTCATTCTTGATTTTATATATGAATAGTGAGATTTATAAAGAGCTCGCGAAAGCAATACTTTATAGCTTAAAGGGACCCATGGGTTTTATATACACGGCGCGGGGCGCCCCCAGAAGGGCGCGGACATACACTGCCGATTCACGCACACATAGGGTCTCAGAGGGTCGGAGGCACAAAACGCCCAGGGCACTTGCTGTCCAGCATCTGATAGTATCCGACATGAGCACCAAGCATCCCTTCAGAGGGATAGGCACTGTCCAGGCGGATGATGCGGCGAATGGTCAACTCCACCGCGTCGTCGGTGTGGGTGCTGAAGACGAGGCGAAACTCTTTCAGGATCGTGGCGCGGGCGTCATGCTCATCAGCAGGGCGAACGTGCTTCAGATAGAGATCCGTGATCAGGTCCAACTCATCGGTGGCCCAGGTCTGAGCGCCGCTATTGGTGCGAGCACTCACGAAGGCATTGGCGTCGCGCTTGTGAAAGACGCGGTAGATCTGAGAGGTCGTCTTGTAGGTCTGACCCTTCTTGATCTCATAAGTGCGGCGGGTCACGGGGTCCACCAGGCGGCGGGTCTGAGTTGCGGTAACGGATGCCATGGGAGTCGTTTCGTAAAAGTCTGGTACTGGGTACAGGATCAGAACCCTGCACAGAGTGAGGACCTCCACCCGCTCACGGGGCAGGGGGGATTCGAAACGGTGCCACTGTCGTAAGCAGCAGATCGGTAGATCCCTGCAAGGTCAGCAGCAGTGAAGTGGGCAACGTTGCCATCGTGGTTGGGTTGAGTGTCGTCGGCACGGACGGGGACCCACTGCTGAGAACGATCGGAGAGGAGAGAGACGGGAACGTAGCGCATCGGTCTTTGTCGGTTACATCCATATCATACCGCAGAAGGCGCCCGATGGAGGACGCCTTCACCTTTTTTACGGATCGATCAGACGGCAGAGGTCATACAAGCCCCACGGGAAACAGCAGCACCCCCGCGAGGGCGAACACGGGAGGAACCCCCTTTGATGCAGTCAGTCCAGCGGTTGGATTTGGCACCGTGAGCAGTGGGCAGGCGTTTGAACTTCAGAGCACCGGAGGCGATGGCGGCATTGAGTTCGGCAGCGGTCATCGGGTTGGTCATCGGGTTCGTTTGAGTGGGTTGCGTTTGCCTGATTATCCTACCACATCAGAAGGCGATGGGGGCAGAGGTCGGGGCATTGATTTCGGCAAAGTGTTGGGCACATTCTTCGATGCCCTGGGTTTCCAGATCGGCGGTGATGGTCTCCAGGATTGACAGCAGTTGGGTTCCGTCAGCGGCACGGTTCAGGAGAGCGGTAGCGAGGTCGCGAGTCATCAGAATCAAAGCGGGTTAATGATGGTGGCAGTCTTTAGGGGCGCTGCCACTCCCATATTGTAGCAGGTATCGGGTCAGACCAATTCGGACAGGATCGGCGCCCAGAGGATCTTGATCTCTTCGTCGTCGTCCGACTCAAATGCCTCTTTCCACTCTTCGAAGATGGCGCGGGCGTTCAGAACGTCGCTACGGCTGCCAGCATCAAGAGCAGCATTGATCAGGGAGGTCATCAGGTCGAAATTTTCATCCATCAAATCAAAACGCTCGTTGTCAGTCATGAGTCTGTGGGGTGTGTTGGTAGAATTGATGCTCTGGCG